GCAACATTAGCTTGACCTCCTATTATAGCAACACCGGCTGCGGCACCTATAACTGTGTTATCAAGTCCAAGAGTAAGACTTGTAAGAGCACCGTTACCCACGGCGGTGTTGTTTTCTCCAGTTGTAAGAGCATCTAATGCTTGTATCCCAACACCTGTATTACCAATAGGAGGATCAAGAGCACTTAATAAACCAGTGGTGCTATGACCAATAAGTATACTTCCTGTAAAATTAGTACCTTCTATTTTAAAATTTGCAAAGTTGTCATTAACTTTGTCCATACCGGCTCTAATTGTGTCTCCGGTACCGTCATTAGCAGAAGAGCCTATATTAATTGTTTGTATTTCAGCCATTTTTTATTATTTATTTTTTAATTTTTTTACATTATGGTTTGATCCCACGTAAACAGTGTAGAGTCACATAGTATTTCTGTGTAATCACACGTTAAGGCAAATCCACCTAACACCGTGTCTGAACTTTGCATGTTAGTCCAGTATGTCATTAAAGGGTTTAATCCAAGAATAGGCATATTAGTACAGTGCTATAATATCGTCCGCAGTAGTACCAAGTTTAAAAACTCTATCCACTTGTATTGGTAATAATGATCCTGCTGCTATATTTTGAAACAATACAGCCCTGTATATTTCATATGTTTCGTTTCCGTCAGGGAACTTATCAGAGCTTGCGTTGTCAATATCTACAAGACTTACGTTTTGACCACTATCATGTATTGCGCTAACAAAAGCAGCAAAATCTCCGTTGTCTGTAGTGTTAACTGCTATGTCTCTTATTTGAACACCATCTGTAACAAAGCTAGCATCAGTGTCTGCCAACCTGTTAGCAGTATTAGTATTAGCTGTACCTTTAGATATAGGTGCGCTTTGCCCAGAAAGCAATACACAAATATCTCCTTGTGTTCCAACGTATAAACCAGCTCTGTTAGAAGCTTTAACGTCTGTTAGTTGTCCTAAATTCAAGTGGTTGCTTAGGTAATTTATTGCAGCACTACCTTTAGTACTTGCATCTTTTAGTACAACAGCTCTATTAACAGTTTCTACACCGTTTTGTTCTCTGTACTGACTGTTTGCAATGTGAGCACTGCCTGTTATATCTCCGTATGCCATTTTGTTTTATTTTATCTAGTTTTATCTTTATTAATTAGTTCTATTGCTTTTTTCATTACTTTGTTGGTGTAGGTTTTACCCTGCATAATAACATTGCGTTGTTTACTTGTAGGTAAATCTTCTTGACCTAGTAATATTCTATATATTTTATTTATTAAAAGCTTGCACTTAACCGAAGTTTTGTACAAACTGTATTTTTGTGTTGTATTATTTTTGTGTCTCCACACTGTTATCCAACCCTCTCTTACGAGCCTTTGCCATCTTCTTTTATCCCAAGAATATGTATAAGTACCGTTTAAAAAGTCTTGACGTGTGAATAAATCCATACAGTCAAAATAAATTAAAAGCTCTAGATCAGCATCGTTTAGGTTATTGTTTTTACAAGCCCACTTTCTTACAATGCGATAATGCTTAAATAAGCCAATGTCTTTAATGTCTTTGGCTTCTAGCTTTCTCATAGAACTATAACGACATCTTGCTGCTTTATAACTAATAGAACTTCTTCGTCTATTTCTATATTAAAGCCAGCATGCTTGTCATAATATATAGTATCACCTGCTTTAACTCCGTTTACCAGATCTCCAGCAGATTTAATAATACCTTTGCGGTATCTTATGTCTTCTTTAATCTTGTCTGTCAAAAGCAGCCCACCTTTTGTTTTAGTGGGCTTTTCTTTTATTTCTTCTATTACTAAAAATATACCTATAGCTTTCATTACTCTCTCATGTTATTAATTACACAATCAGTTGAGAGTATTGTTGTTGCTACAGATACTGCGTTTTTTAATGCAGTTTTAGTAACTAATACTGGATCTATAATACCAGCTTTAATCATACTTACTTGTTTACCAGTTACAACATCTATACCCCAGCCTTTTTTACCTGCAAATATATCTGTATCTAAACCAGCATTATTTAGTATTGTTTTATAAGGCGACTTAATTGCCTCTATAAATATTTTTTCACCTTCA